GCTTGCCCAACCCGGCGGGCGTGATCGTGGTGCCGAACGGCACCTTCAGCGTCAGCGCGACGCCGACCCAGAACCTGTACTTCAAGTTCTTCTTCGAGTTCGGGGATGCGGTGGGTGAGACCATCCGTGAGCAAGCGATCTTCCTCAACACCGTCCGCAATGCCGGTGTGTCCCCATCGCTGGCCTACCTGACGCCGGATCAGATCAGCAACCCAGGTCGCATGATCGTGCTCCAGCACTCCAACCCAATCCTGCGCGAGGCAACGACTCGCCAGCTGTTCGAGTTCGTGGTGACCTTCTGATGACGATCGCGCTGCCCGGCTACTTCAACCGCTTCGACGCGGCCGACCGCTACGACGAGCTGCTGTTCCGCGCCAGCAAGGGGCTGCAGTCGGCTGAGCTGAACGAGATCCAGAGCACGGTGATCGACCGGCTAAAGCGGATCGCAGACAGCGTGTTCCGCGATGGCACGGTGATCGAGGGCACGGTGCCCCTGATCAACAAGACCACCGGCGCAACCACCTGCCCGGCGAGCCGGATCTATGCGCGCGGCGCCGTGCGCGAGGTGCCGGAGCGCAGCTTCACGATCCCCACCACCGGCATCGTGCGGATCGGCATCTTCCTCATCAGCGAGGAGATCACCGAAGACGACGACGCGACACTGCGCGACCCGGCACCCGGCACCCGCAACTACCAGGAGCCTGGCGCCGGCCGCCTGCGCGTCACCCCGCAATGGGGGCATGACGGGGAGGCGATCGACGGCGAGTTCTTCGGCTGCTACCTGGTGGCCGATGGTGAGCTGTTTACCCAGACCACAGCGAACACCGACAACGCCTTCTACGAGGCGCTGGCACGGTACGACCGGGAGAGCAACGGCAACTACATCGTCCAGGGACTGAGCGTGCTGGCGCTGGGCAATGGCGAGTTCAGCGTGGCCGAGGGCGTCGGCAACATCTTCGGCTACAAGGTGGACAAGCCCGCGGCATCGCGGCTCACCTACGTGGACGACCCCGACCTGGAGGAGGTGACGAGCGAGCCCGATGCCTACACCAACAACACGACGCCGATCCAGCTGAACCGGTATCCGGTGCAGGCCATCACCGAGGTGGTGGCGACGCTGGAGAAGACGGTCACGCTGACCCGCGGCGGCGCAGCTGGCGGTCAGGACGCACTGCCCGATGTGTCGGTGGTGAGCATCCTGGAGGTGAAGCAGGGCGCCACCACCTACACCGCGACGACGGACTACTTCCTCAACGGCGACAAGGTGGACTGGAGCCCGGCCGGCACCGAGCCCACTCCCGGGTCCACCTACACCGTCAAGTATCGCTACCTGACGAACGTCACCCCGCAGAACGTCAACCTGAACGCCGGCACCTTCACGGTGGATGGCGCCGTGGCCGGCACGCTGATCCTGACCGACTACTTCTGGAGGCTGCCGCGGTTCGACCGGATCTGCATCAACCGCGAGGGCGGGTTCGTGCGGGTGAAGGGCCTCGCCTCTCGGTACACCCCCCAGGTGCCGGCGGTCCCCGAGAGCCTGCTGTCGCTGGCAACGGTGGAGCAGAGGTGGCTGGGCACCCCGACCGTCAACAACGACGGCATCAAGGCCATTCCCTTCTCGCAGCTCCAGCAGATGCGGAGCCTGATCAACGATCTGTTTGAGCTGGTGAGCATCGAGCGACTGGAGCGTGACATTGCCAGCACTGAGCCGAGCAGCAAGCTGGGCGTCTTCGTGGATCCGTTCCTCGATGACGACATGCGCGACCAGGGGATCACCCAGGACGCGGCAATCGTGGGCGGGGTGCTGATGCTCCCCCTGCAGCCATCGCCGTTCCTGCCTGGCACGAATAACAGCACCGATCTGCTGCTGCCCTTCACCCAGGAGACGATCCTGCGGCAGGAGCTGGCAACCGGCAACGAGCGCATCAACCCTTATCAGTCCTTCGACCCGCTGGCGGCCAGCCTGGTGCTGAACCCGGCGGTGGACCGTTGGACCGAGCTGAGCGTAGACGCAGCCAGCTTCCGCCGCCGGTCATGGTGGACCCAGCGCTGGTGGTCGTGGGGCAATGAAATCAACCTGGACGACTTTGAGCCGATTGGGCAAAGGTCGCCATGGTTCCGCGGCCGGCGCAGCTGGCGCAAGCTCCGCGACTTTGAGATCGACCGGCAGCCGGCGGCGTTCCTGCGCCAGATCGTGGTGCAGTTCACGCTCAGCGGATTTGAGGCAGGCGAGACGCTGAGCCAGCTGCTATTCGACGGCATCAACATCACGCCGAACCCGGCGCCGATCGCCAACAGCGGCGGCGTGATCACCGGATCGTTCACGATCCCGGCGAATGTGCCGACTGGCGTCAAAGCCGTCACGGCACTGGGCAGCGAAAGCACGTTCGGCGCGGCTGAGTTCCTGGGCGAAGGCGAAGTTAGCCGGATCCGGCGCCGGCCTGCACGAAAGGTCGACCCCCTCGCCCAGACCTTCCGGCTGGAGCAGTCGCGCTGGATCACCAGCGTCGACGTGCAGTTCAAGGTGATCGGCGACGAGGACAACCCCGTCGTACTGGAGATCCGCGAGGTGGAGCTGGGCCTGCCCAACGCCATCAGCCTGGCCGAGGGCGTGGTCGACATGAACACGGTGAGCACCACCGGCTGGACCCGCATCAACCTGGACCGCCCGGTGTGGCTGCAGGCCGACGTGGAGTACGCGATGGTGCTGCTGAGCGACGACGCCTTCCATGCGGTGGCGATCGCCGAAGGCGGCAAGTACGACCCGGTGGCGGAGCAGTTCGTCACCAGCCAGCCCTACACCGTGGGCACGCTGCTGAAGTCGAGCAACGCCACCACCTGGACGCCGTTCCAGGAGGCAGACCTGACCTTCAAGCTGAACGCAGCGACCTTCACCAGCACCAGCCAGACGGTGAACCTGGGGCCGATCGCCTTCGCAACCGCCAGCAGCCTCACCCGCACTGGCGCCACCGCGACGCTGGCAGCTACCGGCCTGGTGGCGAAGCTGGGCGGCATCAGCACCGGCGCCACCATCGTGGTGAGCGGGGCCGATCAGGGGGCCTACAACGGCGCCTTCGTGGTGACCGTGGTGGACGCCAACACCGTGACCTTCACCGTGTCGGGCAGCCCGGTTACGCCGGCGACCGGTGCCATCACCGTGGCGCCGGGCCTGACGTCCGATCTGCTCACCGTGGCGAACGTGGAGCGGCCGACCAACGCCACGAAGGTGGAGTTCGTCTACACCAAGACCGACGGAAGCACGATCCGCACCGGAGTGGATGGGCGCGCATCGCTGACCGAGCGGATCACCCAGGGCCTGAGCCTGTCGATGGAGCTCAGCGGCTCTGCGACCGAGAGCCCGTATGTGTTCGCCGGCACCCAGGTGGTGCTTGGCAACACCGCCAACTCCGCCACCTACGTGTCGCGGGCGTTCCCGTGCGCGGCGAACAAGCGGGTGAGTGTGACCCTCGAGGGCTACATCCCGTCGGCGGCCAGCGTGACGGTGGAGGTGCAGAAAGGCGACGGCACGTGGCAGACGGTGGCGCAGACCAGCAGCGCGTCGATCGGCGACGGCTGGGCCGACTACAACCACACTCTGGCGAGCTTCACTACTGGCGGCTCGACCACCAGGGTTCGCCTTACCCTGAACGGGACGCCGGCCGCACGGCCGTTCGTTCGCCAGCTCCGTGCGGTGGTGATCTGAGATGCCGATCAATGACCGGACAACGGCCCGCAGCTACGCGAAGCCGAATGCTGCGAACCTGCTGAGCGAGGACGTCGAGCGGCTGCGGGAGGCGCTCGACAGCATCGACACGGATGTGGCGGCGCTCATTGTTGACCTGCTGGAGAAGGCAGCGAAGGCCAGCCCCGAGTTCACCGGCGCCCCGACGGCTCCCACGGCGGACACCGACACCAACACCACCCAGATCGCCACGACGGCGTTCGTCAAGGCGCAGACCAGCGCCAGCACCCCGTTTATGAATGGGACTGGCGCGGCTGGCATCAGCCCCCGGTACGCGCGGGCTGATCACGTTCACCCGAGAGACACCACCAAGGCGCCACTGGAGAGCCCTGAGTTCACCGGCACCCCCACCGCGCCGACTGCGCCGGCGGACACCAACACCACGCAGCTGGCGACCACCGGCTTCGTGGTGGGCCAGGGCTATGTCAAGCAGGGGCGGCAGATGTTTGCCGGCACTGGCCTGACCGGCGGCGGCGACCTGGCCGAGAACCGCACGTTCGCGGCCGACTTTGCGACCAAGGCGGAGGCCGAGACTGGGACCGCGAGCGACAAGCTGATGACGCCGCAGCGGACGGCGCAGGTGATCGACTATCGCCGGGCCACGCAGGTGCAGGCGGAGGCCGGCACAAACACCACTCAGCTGATGACGCCCGAGCGCACGGCGCAGGCGATTGCGGCGCAGGCGCCGCGTATGAAGCTCGAAGCCGCCAAGACCGCAAGCGGCCCCAGCGGCGTGGTGGAGTTCACCGGGTTACCTTCCTGGGTCAAGCGGATCACCCTGGTGTTCAGTGGTCTAAGCGCCACGACCAATACGCGCCATCTGATTCAGCTCGGTTCTGGCTCATTCCAGGCGTCTGGATACAGCAGCACCTTCTGGTCATTCTCCGAAAGCGACGGAGTATCATCGACTGGTTTTGAGTTCGGCAGCGACAACGGCAATGACGCAGCGGTTGGCCGATTCGTTTTTGACCTGCTAGCAGGAAACACATGGGTCGGGACAGGGATTGCTCGCGTTTCCTTTGGCGACGTCATGCAAGTTGCAGGCAGCGTTACCCTCGCTGGCGCGCTTGACCGAATCCGCCTTGTGGTCACCCCTGCCATCTTTGACGCCGGCACCGTCAACATCCTCTACGAAGGCTGATGGCTGTCCGCTCCAAGACCGGCACCGCCCGGATTGAACACCAACCTGGCCCGCCCAAAACCACACGCCAAGGCCAAGGCCAATACTCACGCCCACGTCGCCGCGGCGGGAAAAAGCTCCGCGGCCAGGGCCGCTAGACTCAACCTGACAGGAGGACCGCTCCGCAATGACTACAACCTTTCTTCATGGCGTCGAGGTTCTCCAGATCGACACTGGGGCCCGGCCGATCCAGACGATCCGATCTTCGGTGATCGGCATTGTCGGCACTGCACCCGATGCTGATGCTGACAAGTTCCCCCTCAACACCCCGGTGCTCCTGGCCCGCCGCTCTGAGATGGCTGGCCTGGGCGAAGCCGGCACACTGTTCAAGGCCCTCGACCTGATCTACGACCAGGCCGGCGCCGTGGTGGTGGCGGTCCGGGTGACCGAGGGTGCCAACGAAGCGGCCACCATCAACAACGTCCGCGGCGGCATCAACAACAGCACCGGCGCCTACGAAGGTGCTCACGCTTTCCTGGCGGCTGAGAACGAGGTGGGCTTCGCCCCCCGCATCCTCATCGCGCCTGGCTTCACCCATCAGCGCAGCTCCAACGGCATCCTGTCGATCGCCGTGGCGAACCAGGGCGCCGGTTACACCACCGCCCCTGCGGTCACCATCAGCGCCCCTGCAGCCGGCGGCAAACAGGCAACCGCCATCGCGGTGCTCGGCACCGGCGACAACGCCGGCAAGGTGGTCAGCATCATTATCACTGACCCCGGCTCGAACTACACCAGCAACCCCACCGTCACCCTGGCGGCGCCACCCACCGGCGGCACTCAGGCGACCGCCGGCGCTATCAACCGCGGCGTCGTCCGCTCCGAGGTGCTTGCCGAGATGCTCGGCATCGCTCAGCGCCTCCGCGCGGTGATCATCGCCGACGGGCCCAACACCACCGACGCCGCGGCTATTCAGATCGCCGACGACTTCGGCTCCGATCGCATCTACGTTATCGACCCCTGGGTGCTCCGTGATGGCGAGAGCGTGCCCGCCTCCCCTGCTGTCGCCGGCCTGATCAACAAGGTCGACAACGAGCGCGGCTTCTGGTGGTCCCCCTCCAACAACGAGATCAACGGCATCGAGGGCACCGCCCGCGCCATCGACTTCACCCTCGGCGACTACACATCCAGGGCCAACCTGCTGAACGAGGCGAAGATCGCCACCATCGTGCGCGAGCAGGGCTTCCGCCTCTGGGGCAACCGCACCCTGGCGATGGATCCGAAGTACGCCTTCCTGTCGGTGCGGCGCACCGCCGACATGATCAACGAGTCGATCCTCCGCGGCCACCTCTGGGCCGTCGATCGCTGCATCACCGCCACCTATCTGGAGGAGGTGCAGGAGAGCGTGCGCTCCTACCTGCGCAACCTCAAGGCCCGCGGCGCTCTGCTCGGCGGTGACGTCTGGGTGGATCCCGAGCTGAACAGCCCGGAGAACATCGCCAACGGCCAGGTGTTCTTCGACTTCGAGTTCACTCCTCCCTATCCGGCTGAGCGGGTCACCTTCCGCAGCCACCTGGTGAACAGCTACGTCGTGGACCTGTTCCGCTGAACCCATCGCTCGCACACACTGAGGATTGACCCATGGCCCAGATCCCCCGCGTACTGAAGAACTTCAGCCTGTTCGCTGACGGCCGCGGCCTCGCCGGCACCGTCTCCACCCTGACCCTGCCCACGCTCACCACCAAGATGGAGGAGTTCCGTGGCGGCGGCATGGATGCCCCTGTCGAGATCGACATGGGCATGGAGAAGCTAGAGGCCAGCTTCGAGCTGTTCGACTACGACGAGAATGTGCTGGGCCTCTACGGACTGGCCGATGGTGCCGCCACCCAGCTCACCGCCCGTGGCGCCCTGCGCCGCGATGGCGAGGCCGCGGTGGCGATGGTGGTGAACATGACCGGCGTGATCAAGGGGATGGAGCCCGGCGACTGGGTGGCCGGCGACCAGACCACCATGACCTGCCAGGTAGGCCTGCGCTACCTTAAGATCGTGATCGGCGGCCGTGAGGTGGTCGAGATCGACAAGGTGAACATGATCCGGCGGATCAACGGCCAGGACCAGCTGGCCACCATCCGCGCCGCAATCGGAGTCTGATCTGAATGAGCAGAGCTGCAACGGCCAAGGTTTCCCTCGACTTCCCGGTCACCATCTCTGGTGTCGAGGTGAAGCACTTCATCATGCGCCGGCCCAAGGTGCGCGATGAAATGGCGATAGCCAAGAGCAAGGCGGATGATGCCGACAAGGAGGTGGGCTTGATCGCCAACCTCTGCGAGGTGACACCCGACGACCTGATGGAGCTGGACAGCTCTGACTACCATAAGCTGGTGCAGCAGCTGCTGGATTTCAGGGGGGCCAAGTCCTAGAGGCGAAGCTCCGGCGGGCCATTGTGATCCTGTCGAAGCTCACCGGCTGGGACTTGGCCGACATCCTGGAACTTGACTGCGATGACTTCTGGTCCTGGCACGCCACGGCCCAGACCGTAGAGAATGATATTGCCCAGCGGCTGAGGGAACAATGATCGGCGGCGGAGCCGAGAAGATCACGGTCGAGATCGGGGGCAAGATCGCCGCCAGCCTTGGCGCGTCGCTACGCAAAGCTCAGACGCAGGTGAGCAGCTTCGGGCGGAACATCACCCGCACGATGAACGATGCGGCGACCGCTGGGAAGAAGGGCTTCAAGAACATCTTTAGCAACGACCTGTGGCAGGGTGCTGCTGCAGGCGCTGCGAGCGTGGGACTGGCGCTGGGCGCCAGCGTGCGGACTGCTGCCAGCTTCGAGGCCGTGCTGTCGGACATCGGCAAGACGGCGAACGCCAGCCAGGGCGAGCTGAAGGCGCTCAGCGGTGAGGTGCTCCGCCTGTCCGGGCGGAACGTCACCAACCTCGGTCCGGAGAAGCTGGCGCAGGGCATCCAGGACCTGGTGGCCCAGGGCCTCGAGCTGGGCGACGCCATCGCATCGATGGAAGCGCTGGGCAAGGTGGCGACCGCCACCAACTCCGATCTGCTCGACGTCACCAAGACGGGCTTCCAGCTGCAGAACGCTCTGAAGATCCGGCCGACTGAGCTGAAGGCCACCTTCGATGCGCTGGCGTTCGCCGGCAAGCAGGGCGCCTTCGAGCTGAAGGACATGGCGCAGTTCATGCCGACCATTGCGGCAGCGGCCGGCAGCCTGGGGATCCAGGGCCGCGAGGGTGCGGTCAGCCTGGCGGCGATGATGCAGATGGTGCGGAAGGATGCGCCGGACGCCGGTCAGGCCGCGACCCGGCTCACCGACGCGATGCTGAAGATGACCGCACCGGATGCGGTGAAGCGCTTCGCCAAGTTCGGCGTCAACATCGAGCAGGTGCTGAAGGACGCCAAGGCCAAGGGCATCAACCCGATGGAGGCAGCACTGACGGAGCTGCAACGGGTGACCGGTGGCGACATCTTCAAGCTCAGCCAGATCTTCGGCGACAAGGAGGCCAAGCTGGCCCTGATGTCGCTGATGAAGTACCGGAAGGAGTACGAGAAACTGAAGGCCGATGCCGGCGGCCAGGCCGCGGCGGGAACGGTGGAGCGAGACTTCCAACGCAGCCTCGCTACCTTCCAGGGCACGCTCGCCAGCTTCCAGAACGCCAGCCAGCGGCTCGGCATCGTGCTCGGCAATGCCCTGCTCCCGCCCCTCACCCGCCTGGCGGAAGTGATCCTGCCGGTAGCAGAGGCCTTCGCCAACTTCGCCACGCAGAACCCGGCGATCACCGGCGCCATCGTTGGCATCACGGCCGGCCTGTCGGGCCTGGTGCTGCTGATGCCGTTCGTCGCGTCAACCATCAGCGTGATCACCACGCTGGGCGCTTCGATCACCGCCGCCGGCGGTGCCGGTGTCGTGCTGGGTGGTGTGTTCGCTGCGCTCACCGGGCCCGTGGGCATCGCGGTGGCAGCCATTGCCGGCATCGGCTTCGTTCTGTTCAAGCTCTACCAGGACGTCGGCTGGTTCCGCGCTGGCGTGAACGCAGCATGGGGCGCGATCGCCGGTGTGTTCCAGGCCTCAGCCACGCTGATCGGCGGCGTGTGGCAGGGCCTCACCACCTACCTGGGCGGCGCGTGGAAGGTGTTCACCGGCATCCTGAACGGCGACCTGGGGCAGATCCAGGTCGGCTTTGGCCAAGCCTTCAACGGCATCCGCCAGGTCGCCAGCGCATGGCTCGGCTGGTTCAGCTCCATGCTGCCGGCCGGGGTGCGTGGCGTGTTCAGCCGGGTGGTAGCCATCATCCAGGAGACCCCGCGGCGAGTGGCAAATGTCGGCAGCAAGGTGATCGAGGCGATCATCAACGGCCTCAAGAGCAAGGTGGGCGAGCTGTTCGGCTGGATCCGCGGCACGTGGGACCAGGTGACCACCTTCTTCGGCGGCGCAGATCCTGGCGAGCCGCAGCCCCCTGCCCGGCCTGCAGCGGCGCCTATGACCGGCACCTACCGCGGCGGGCAGCGCAGCGCTTCGCCGCCGGGCCGCGCCATGGGCGGGCGCGTGCGCGCGGGGACGCCCTACATCGTGGGCGAGCGGCGCCGCGAGCTGTTTGTGCCCGGCATGGATGGGGCGATCATCCCCCGCATTGCGCAGCCCATCACCGCCGGCGCCATCGCCGCCATGCTGTCGGCTCAGCCGGTGATCGCTGCGCCTGCTGCTCCCTCGATCAGCATCGCGCAGGCTCCTGCTGCTCCCTCGATCACCATGCCGGCCGCTCCGCGTGTTGAGCTGCCGGACCTTCGCCCGCCCCTCCCCCCTCAGCCGCAGACCGTCGCACCGGTCACCATCCATGCCCCCGTTACCATCAACGCAGGGCCTGGGACCGACGCCATGGAGATCCGCCGCCAGGTCGAGCTCGCATTCATGGACATCCAGCGCGAGATCGAGTCGTCGCATCGGGTGCTGCTGAATGACTAAGCCCCTCTTCCAGCTCGGCGAGTTCCAGTTCGACCTCGCCAACGGGTCGCCGCAGACGCTCGACTGGCAGGCCGACTACCGGTGGGAGGAGCAGGGCCGACTGCTGCGCGACCCCGCTCAGCAGTTCGTCGGCCCCGGCAGCCAGGCCATCACCCTCGACGGGATCCTGTTCCCTGGCTTCAGCGGGCGGCAGAACACCGTCGAGGATCTTCGCGCGCTGGCCCGTGAGGGCAAGCCGCTGATGCTCACCGACGGCCTAGGCAAGGTCTACGGCAGGTGGGCGATCAAGTCCCTCCGCGAGGGCAAGGGCGTCTTCATGGACAACGGCGCCGCGCGGCGGATCGACTTCAGCGTTCAGCTGGTGTTCTACGGGGAGGACAGCCCGGGCGAAGCAGCCAGCCCGTTCAGCATTCAGCCGACCGGCAACCTCGCTAACCTGGCCAGCCAGGCGACCGCTGGCCTTAACTTCACCGACCCCGGCTCTGCGTTTGGCGCGATCGACTGGAGCCAGGCGACGCAGTGGCAGGGCCTCACCCAGCAGGCAGCCGGCGCGGGCTTCAGCCTCGGCCAGCTGGGGATGATCGCCAGCACCGGCGCGCAGATCGCCACCCAGGTGGCCAGCGGCAACTACGTGAACGCAGCGCTCGGCACCTTCGGCCTGTTCGGCTTCAACCCCGCTCAGGCAACTGGCTGGCAGGCGCTGGGCGTCAATGCCGCCAACCTGGCGCAGAGCTATCTGAACGGGGCCGGCCCTGCTGGCATGGCGCTGGCAGTGGAGGCGATGGCCAACGTCGGCGCTCCTGCCATGGTCGACGCTGGCGTGCTCGCACCCGGCAACGTCACTGCCGTCACCCGGCTGCTCGAGGCCGCGGCCACCGTTACCACCCTGCTGACGGTCGATCCGAAGATCACCGACAGCCTTCGCCCACTGGTGCTGCCATGAGCCAGATCTACATCACCCAGCAGTTCGACGAGCTCGACGCCATCTGCTGGCGGTACTACGGCCGCACCCAGGGCACCGTCGAGGCGGTGATGGAGGTAAACCAGAACCTGGCGGAGCTGCTGCCGCTCATGCCGGAGGGCGTGACGATCCTGCTGCCGGACCTGCCGCAGCCTGAAACCACCACGACGCTGCGCATCTGGGATCCATGAGCACCCCCGCGTTCCGGGTGATTGCCGACGGCGTTGACGTCACCAAGGCGATCGCCGATCGGCTCATCAGCCTGCGGATCACCGATCACGCCGGCCAGCAGAGCGACAGCCTGGAGATCGCGCTGGACGATCGGGACAGCCTGATGCCGGTGCCGAGGAGCGGCGCATGGCTGAAGGTCTGGCTGGGCTACCAGACCGATGGCAAGCTGCCGGTCTTCATGGGCAGCTACGCCGTCGATGAGGTGGAACTGAGCATGGGGCCCCGCTCCATGACCATCAAGGCCACCGCGGCGCAGACCGCACCGGAACTGGTGAAGGAGCAGCGGACGCAGAGCTGGCACGACACCACCCTGGGCAAGATCACGGAGGAGATCGCCAAGCGCAACGGCCTGAAGGCGGTGATCAAGGACGGCGCCGGCGACCCGCCCATCAAGCATGAGGACCAGACGAACGAGAGCGACCAGTCGTTTCTCACCCGCCTGGCGGAGAAGTACAAGGCAACGGTGAAGCCAGCCGACGGGAAGCTGGTGCTGGTGCCACGGAGCGGCCGCGCGGGTGACTTCACCGTGAAGGTGACGGAGGTGACGGACTGGCGATGCACGCTGAAGAACCGCGGCGCCTACGGCCAGGTGAAGGTGAAGTGGCTGGATCGGAAGCTCAACAAGGAGAAGATCCAGACCTACGGGGAGAAGGGCCCGCTGCCGATCTTCGAGGAGAAGCAGCTGTTCCGCGATGAGGATGAGGCGAAGAAGGCGGCCGAGAGCCGGCTGCAGTCGCTGAAGGCTGGCGAGGTGCGCATCAGCCTGAAGATGCCAGGCCGGCCGGAGATCAACGCCGACGGCGAGATCACGCTGCAGCAGTTCCGCGAGTATGTGGACGGAAAGTGGGTGATCAAGCAGGTCACCCATGAGCTGAGCGGCGGGGGCTACAGCACCAGCGTGGAGTGCGGGACGAAGGGCGAGGACGACAGCGACTGGGCGGGCGGCACCGGCCCGAACAACGGCAGGCCCGCGAGCGAGAAGGCGCGGCTGCTTGCGGCCGGCGCAGAGAAGGCCCGGGGCATGAACACCCGCGGCGGCCCCGATGCGGGCAACAACGCTTGCGTCTATGCGGTGAACAAGGTACTCAGGCAGCAGGGCATCACCCCGCCATGGGGCAACAGCAACTACGTGCCCGAGGCGCGGGCGGCGCTGGCGAGAGGTGGCGGCACGCTGCTGTCAGGCCCGGAGCCTGGCGCCATCGCCATCATGCGGGACAACGGCTCACCGCCCTACCCTCACATCGGCATCGTGCAGAACGATGGTTCGATCATCAGCAACAGCTCCAGCCGCGGCAGCTTCAGCTGGGTCGCATCACCCAGCAGCTACGCCAGCTTCTACGGTCGGAGCCCTGAGTATTGGCGGCTCAAGTAGCCTGCCCACTGAAGGAGTCCAATCCATGCCTGAGCACGAGGTCTCGCACGCGGACATCCTCCACAAGGTCGGACAGATGGAGGGCAAGCTCGACGCCCTCATCGTCTCGGTGAGCGAGAAGCGAAGCGACCTGTCTGAGGCATTCAGGCGACTCACGGAGCTGGAGAAGCGTGTGGCCCAGGGGGTGATCGTCGCGGTGATCGTGGGCGCGCTGGCGCCATTGGTCTGGCAGTCGATGGGTCCGCGCCTACACTTCGGCCAACCACAGTCGGTGGAAGCCCGGGAGCGATGAGCGACATCCCCGATCTGATCCCCTTCTTCGAGAACTGGAAGGGCCTGCCCCACCAGCGCGCGGCGGTGCAGCAGTTCTGGGAGCAGACACCGGCGAGCCTGAAGAAGCGCGACGCCAGCTGGTACGAAACCTGGAAGGCGGACGGGAAGCAGGAACAACCGCGGCAGCTGAGCAACCCGCTGCAGGTGCCGTTCTTCAGCCAGCGCGACAGCGCGACGGAACACGCCCTGCGGATGTGCTTCAGCTCCAGCTGCGCCATGCTGCTCGAGGCGCTCAAGCCCGGCACGCTGAAGGGCCCCAACGGTGACGACCTCTACCTGGGCCGGGTGCTGCGCTACGGCGACACCACCGAGGCGCCGGCACAGATCAAGGCGCTGCAGTCGTTCGGCATCCAGGCCCGCATGGTGCAGAACGCCAGCTGGCGCACCATCGAGGAGCAGATCGACAAGGGCATCCCGGTGCCGCTGGGCATCCTGCACAAGGGGCCGGTGAGCAACCCCGTCGGCGGCGGCCACTGGATCTGCGCGATCGGTTACACCACCGACGCGATTACGGTGCACGATCCATTCGGTGATCTCGACCTGGCCGGCGGGCAGTACGTGAACAACTGGGGCGCGCGGCTGCGCTACAGCCGGCAGAACCTGGGCCCGCGGTGGATGGTCGAAGGGCCTGGCACCGGCTGGGCGATCATCGCAACCACCTGAGGAGACACCACCATGGACCTGCATCAAGTCGGCATCGAGACACTGATCGGCTTCGGCCTGTTCTTCGCCAGCGAGGCGATCGGTCTGAGCAAGCTGCGGAGCAACACCGTACTGCAGATGCTGCTGGCGGCAGCGCTGCGCGCGTACCCCTATGAGCCGCGGAGGAAGCCGCAGGGCCCTTTGGGCGGCCTGCTGGGCCGGGACCGGGAGGGCCGCCGCTGATGGCTGTTGATCGCGCGGCGATGACCCGGCAGCTGCGGCTGCATGAAGGCGAGCGGCTGAAGCCTTACCGGTGCACCGCCGGCAAGCTCACGATCGGCGTGGGCCGGAACCTGGAGGACCGGGGCATCACCGCACAGGAGTCAGACATGCTGCTGGCCAACGACATCGCGAGGGAAGAGGCGGAGCTGATGCGCGCCCTGCCGTGGGTGGGCCAGCTGGATGATGTGCGCCAGCGGGTGCTGCTCGACATGAGCTTCAACCTGGGGCTGGCCGGGCTGCTGGGGTTCAAGAACACGCTGGCGGCGATCCAGGCTGGCGACTACCAGCGCGGCGCCACGATGATGCTGGACAGCAGGTGGGCCCGTCAGGTGGGCACACGGGCCGAGCGGCTGAGCCGAATGATGGCGACGGGGAAGGATCCCCGGGAGCTCTGGCCGGCGGGATAGGCCGGCCCCAGCCGGCGGATCCGGTACAGCCCGCCGCCCGAGCAGTAGTCGATCAGGCCTGCCTCCCACAGGCGCCCCAGCCGGCGGCTCACGCTGGGCTGCGTGCAGTGCCAGTGGCGGCGCAGCACCTCAGTCTCGATGTGGCACGGGCGCGGCGGGAGCAGCCGCTCCAGGTCCAGCCAGTCGAGCAGCGTGCCGTCTGGCACGAAGGCCCGGAGGGCCAGGGCCTGCTCCAGGGTGTGAGGGTCGGGGAGCGCCGCTGCTGTTTGGCCAGCCCCAGCGGGACAGGTCACAGCGCCCCCCGTCTCACGAGGGGCGTCATGCCATGCCATCAGCAGGCCACAAGCTGGGCGACCAGGTGGCGTTTGGCCACGTTCTTGCGGGTGCCGGCCAGGGCCTGCAGCTCGCGGCGGCTGAGCTGCTCCAGCTGCTGGCCAAGCTCGGCCAGCGGGTGAACCATCGGGATGACCTTGGTGGCGGGCACGATCGCGCGGGCGTAGGCGGTGCCCAGCTTGGCACTCAGCTCGGGCAGTGCGTCCCAGGCCCGGCGTGTGGCGCGGCCGGCCAGCAGGGTGAGCACGATGACAACCTGCAGGCCCTGGATGACGATGGCGCGAACCTCGGCCCAGTCGGTGTTCTGGTGAGCCCAGAGGATGCCGCGGATGGCGGTGCCGGTGATGCGGCCGGCGGTGCCTGCCAGGGTGGTGGAGGGGGTGGTGTTCATGGCTGTAGGTGTTGAACGCCCCCAAGGTACGGACCGAGCTGGGCACTGGGGAGGTGTTCGTTACAGACGTTCACACTCCCGACACCTGCTCGATCCGCGCCACCGCCACCCGCGCCGCATCCTCCACCAGGTGCGCGTAGCGCCTGGTGCTTTGGGTGCTGGTGTGCCCCAGCAGTTGGCCCAGCACGTCCAGCCCGTGCCCGGCGCTCAGCCCCAGGCTGGCGAAGCTGTGCCGCAGGTCATGCGGCCGGAAGTCCACCAGGCCCACCTCATCCCGCAGCTGCTTCCACAGCGCGTGGTAACCGCCCAGCGGCCGGCCCGCCAGGTGGCCCGCGATCACCCACTCCCCACCATCGCCCGGGTGCCACCGCTGCAGCTCCTCCAGGATCTGCACAGCCCTGGGCACCAGCAGCACCCGCCGGGCCCGGCCCGTGCGCCGCCCCGTCTTGTGGTGCGCTGGTGGGATGATCAGCCGGCCCCCGGCCCAGTCCACCCAGCTCCACCGCGCGTGCAGGATCTCCCGCAGCCGGCAGCCGGTGAGCAGCAGCAGCCGGATCAGCTGGGCGAACCGCCACCGCAGCGACAGCGGGCCGTCCGCCTCCCACCGCACCAGCGCCTCGCGCAGGCGCACCAGCTCCTCGGTGGTGAGGTAG